ATGAAAAACGCTATAAATGTGAAAGTAAATTGGAAGCACTTATCCCTTGAATATCAAATACGAGAACTAGATAGTAGTCAGGATCTCTCTAGAACTGCATTATTATTCAGAATGATAGAAACGGGGAAAGATGTTGAAGATTGGAATAAAGTAAAACTGCTTTTACAAAAAGTTAAAAAGATAGAAAAAGCACCTGTGTTTACAAACTTTCATGCAAGATATGATTCAATGACACTTGAAAAGCTAGAAGGTATAAAAGAGAAAATTCTTTATGATTTAAAAGATGATATTAAAGTACTTCAGCAACAATATATGCTTCAATTATTGATGTGTAATTATCTAGAAAAATTGAAAACTGAGGTTTTAAATGTCGGAGAAAAAATAAATAGTGAAGAAATTGATGCCCCAGAGATGGTTAAGATTCTTGTAGAAATGATTCTCTTAGATAAAGATTCAAGTTCTATAAATGAAATAAAAGATATACTGGTAAAATGGAAAAATGATAATTGAAAAAGATTATTTTAAGGAGGTAATAAAATGGAATACAAAATTTTAGAATGGAATATTAACCAAGCTACTGATATATATGGTAAAAATAGTATTCCTGATTTTGTTAAAAATGAATTAATTAATAAGGGAGCAGATATTGTTATCTTAACAGAGTTTTATTTTTGTAAGAATGCAGAAATATTTATAAAAGAAGCATTTGATGACTATGGCTATGATTACCGCTTTACACATAACAAAAAAGAAAAGGAAAATGAGGTTCTTATAGCGTGGAAAAAAGAGTTATTTGAATTTGAGAGTGAAGAAGTCACACTAACTACTAAATACAACAATAAACCAAATTTTTTAATGGTACATTTAAAGACCAGCAATGGCATAAAGATTGTTGTAGCGGGATTAAGGATAACTATGAAATCTTACAAAGAACGAAAAGAACAGATGCTATTTGCTTTGAACCAATTAAAAAACTATGAAAATGTAATAATTGGTGGTGATTTTAATAATTTAAGAAGAGAAACTATTGTAGAAGAGTGGAATTTAAAGGTAATAGAAGATTTATGTCATATTTACAAAATTAACCCTATGCATACTCCTGAAGGGCAAAGTATTTATCAAGAACAGGGAGTATCTTTAGCATATGAATTTGCAGAGGATCATTTTATAACTAAAGGAAATAGTATAAAAATGAAGGAATATCATTATGATCGAGGTTTTACTAAAGATAACCCAGATATATACTTGTTTGAAGGGAATTTTCAAGTATACAATAACGATATAAACAAGGTAACATGGTCAATTCCTTTTGGCTCTGGAATCCCTGATCATGCAATGATAATGGGTAAATTTGTCTTAGAGGTGTAAATGTAATTTTGTAAAAGGAGGAGAAGGAACTTATGACAAGAATTGAAGCTATAAATTTCATAGAGAATCAGTTAAAACAAGATTTCAAGTATTTGTGTAAAAAGACAAGGCTTAATATTAATACGATACACCTAGCCTTCACAATGGATTCTAATACACATAATTTACAGATGAGTTTAGCGTTCCAGGAAAAATGGGTTGATATTCTTTGCTTTATATCCCCTACTATTTTGACTTGCAATAACAATAATAATTATTGGGAAACCCTCCAGACAGTTAATTATATCAACTGGAATGTAAAATCGTGGGGCCGCTTTTATATTGATGATTTTGGCGATATAGCCTATAGCCTACGAATCAACTATGATATTTTAAACAGTATACCTCAAGAAAGCATAAAAGAAATTGAGGCTACGGTTGATTATTACTCTGATTTATTTATACCTCTTTTAGATGTTTCCCAAGGAAAAAAGTCATTTGATGAAACTAAGTTGTTTATTAATGATATGTGGGGAGGTATAAGGTGATATGGGTATAGAATTTAAAGAAACCTCATTGCCTTTTCCAATTGGTGGCAAATTTGTGTAAAGAAGAAAACCTTTGACGAACTATCTGATCAGCAAAAAGAAACCGTAAAGAGAATATATAATGAGCCAGAGAGTATATTAGTAAAAAGATAATAGAAGCATATTTATATAGTGAAACCTGTTAATTTAATAAAATATCAATGGCCTATTACCAGTTATATAAATGGTAATAGGCTGTTGTAAGTTAAAGATTATACTATGGTATCAATTCCATTCTTGAAACTCACCTGGATATGATCCTTCCTCAAAATCGTTACATAATCCACCAAGCTATTCCATAAAAGAAGGTCAAATTCTAAAATCAAACCATCTTGTTTTTGCAGTTCATTTAGGAAGATTTCCAAGTTTTTATGTCTAGTAATTTTATCCTTAATCTGCTCAGTTGTAAGCTCTAGGTTAGACTTAGTGGTATCAAACCTTTCTACAAGGCTATCATATCTTCTTTGATATTCATCCTGGTCCAGAGCTGTATGGGCATTTTCATTAATAATATCTTGAATCAAATCCGCCACAATTCCCAGTTCATTCTGCAATTCAACCTTTTTATTTTCTAAATCTTCGGTATTGAAGGCTGTAGCTTCTAGTACTTTAAAGTTAGCTATTATATCATCTTTATCTTCAAGTAGTTTATTTGTAGCTTTTATAAATGCCTTTTTGATGGTTTCCTCATCAAGGTGGGGAGTCTGGCATTTTTCTTTTCCACTGAATTTATGATTACATTGCCAAACGACTCGGCGATATTTACTGTTAGAGTGCCAGACCTTAGAGCCATACCAGCTTCCGCATTCGCCACATTTAATCTTTCCTGCAAATATATGTGTTCCACTATGCCGATTCTTGCCTGCTTGTCTAGCCTCAAGTTCTCTTTGAACCATATCAAATACTGCAGGGTCAATAATGGCTTCGTGATTATTTTCTACATAGTATTGAGGAATTTCTCCCTCGTTAACTTTCTTTTTCTTGGTTAGAAAATCTACTGTATAGCTTTTTTGTAGAAGGGCATCGCCTTTATATTTTTCATTTGTAAGGATGCTTCTAACTGTTCCAGCACTCCAGTTTTTCTTTTTAGCTGGGGTAAGAATACCATCGTCTGTTAGTTTCTTAGCAATTCCATAAGGGGTCATGCCTTGCAGGAACATTCCGTATATTCTCTTAATAATTGGAGCTTCTTCTTTATTTAATACTAGGTTACCATCTTCACCCCTGTCGTAGCCTAAGAACCTTCTAAAGGGAACTGTGACCTTGCCATCGGCGAATCGCTTTCTTTGTCCCCAGGTAACATTCTCTGAGATGCTACGGCTTTCTTCTTGGGCCAGGGAAGACATAATAGTTATTAGCAACTCACCCTTGGAATCGAGGGTCCAGATATTTTCTTTCTCAAAGTAAATTTCTATTCCTTTTTCTTTAAGCTGCCTTACTGTAGTCAAGCTATCAACTGTATTTCTAGCAAACCTACTAACTGATTTAGTAACTATTAAATCTATTTTACCATCAAGGGCATCAGCTATCATTCTTCTAAAACCTTCACGATGCTTTGTATTAGTTGCTGAAATACCATCGTCAGTATAGATATCTACAAATTCCCAATCATCTCTATTTTTGATGTAGTTGGTGTAGTAGTCAATTTGTGCCTCGTAACTTGTAGCTTGATCCTCATTGTCTGTTGAAACACGAGCATAGGCAGCTGTTCTTCGTTTCCTTTGCTCATTAATGGGGGCGGAGGTAAATCTGCTAATAGTAGCAGGTATGGTTGTTACATTTCTATTTGTTTTTATTCTGCTCATGTTTATCCCTCCATACCTTTACCATCTTTTTGCTCTGTTGTTTTTTACGTTCTTCAGACCAAGCTGGCTGTTGAACTTTAGCTTGCCATGGTCTAGTAGTTTGACTACCATCGTTGAGGTGGAAAATTAACTCATCGTTAGAAACTACTGTAATACGATCAATCCTATCTTTGAATTCAGTTTCATCGAACTCTTCTATGTTCAGGACATCGGCAGATATGCTTTTTAGAAGATTCTCCTCTAGTCCCTTATGTCCACATCCATTATATGGTGGGCATCTCCAGTGACGAGCCTTTTCCCCACTAACACGGGTGCTGGTGTTTCTGCGTAAATTCTGGCCACATTTACTGCAGCTAATTTTACTAGTAAAGCAGGTAATAGTTCCAGAACTCCGTGGATTCTTTTTCATGTAGGCAGACTTTTTCTTTCTAGCTTCTGGTGTCCAGCATTCAGTTCTTGCTGATGATTGCCATTTTTGAGTTAGGATTTGACCATCGTAGAAATGAATGATTAATTCATCTTGACCTTTGACTACAACTTTTTCTACATCTTCAGCGAATACTTCTTCATCAAACTCTTCCAGGCCAAGTGCAATGGCAATATATTTATGAAGCATTTTCTCAGGCACATCTTTAGGGTGGCAGTAGGAGATGCCTTTTTCACTTTTTGTCCTACAAGTCCAGATATAGTAGACCTCTTTGGCATCCTTTCTTTGTCTTTTACCGCTTCGCCTATAGCTCTTACCACAAATATCACATTTTATCTTGCTGGTAAAGCAGCTAGTCTTTATAGCCTTATTTGCAAATACCCCAAGCTTCCTTCTTCTTGCAATTTCTGCTTGTACCTTATCAAAGACTTCTTTCTCAATAATAGGAGGGTGGGTATCTTCAGCATAATACATGGGGAGTTCTCCACGGTTTATCTTTGTTTTCTTAGTGATATGGTCTTCAATATAAGTTTTTTGTAGCAGTGAATTTCCCGTATATTTTTCCTGTCTTAAGATGGCTCTTATGGAGGTGTTTGAAAAGTGCCCACCTGTATAAGATTTAATTCCCATCTCTTTAAGTTGCTTTTCTGTATGTTCAGCTGAGTAGCCCTTGAGGAAATTGTCATAAATAAGTCTTATAACTTCAGCTTCTTCTGGGACAATATTAAACTTTTCACCATCCCATCGGTATCCGTAGATACAGAAGGAATTTACTATTCCTTTTTGGAAGCCTTTACGAATACCCCATTTAACATTCTCACTAATAGAGCGACTTTCTTCTTGTGCAAACGAGCCTAGAAGGGTGAGCATAAGCTCTCCATCATCACTTAGTGAATTAATATTTTCACTTTCAAAGCGAACCTCAATTCCAAGCTCTTTTAGATACCTTACTGTTTCCAGTAAATCTATAGTGTTACGAGCAAACCTTGAAATTGATTTAGTTAGAATGATGTCTATTTTACCTTTTTCACAGTCCTCAATCATTCTTTGAAACTCAGTACGATTGTCTGTTGTTCCAGTAATACCTTCATCTGCATAAACACCTGCATATATCCATTCCTTGTTTTTTTGGATGAAGGAACTGTAATGACTTATCTGAGCAGACATAGAATGGAAGGTACGACCTTTTTCTTCTGAGACCCTAGCATAGGCAGCTACCTTTTTTCTTTTTGGTAGGATAGGTAGAGAAGGCTCTATCTTCCTAACTTTCTTCATTTAATCACTTCCTTTCCTTACTATACATCACTTACAAAGCCAGTTAAGTCAAGGTAATATAGCAATTAAAGGAGCTAATTTAGGTTGATATTTCTCAAGCATTTCATCTTTAAATTGGTCGTATTCACTAATTGTGATTAGACCTTTTTCAAGCATAGATTTAGCAATAGCCATAGTGACTCCATAGTCTTTTTCTGTTTGAAACATTTCTTCACTCATGAATATCACCTCCAAAGCGGTGTTTGATATAACAGGAGTGGGAACAATACTTTCTTTTGGAATTACCGTAGGCAGTGAAAGGATCTCCACAATTTTCACAGGAAAAAGAATAAATAGCTTTCTTATTTACCATCTCAGGGTGGGCATTCCACCACTTAACACGACATTTATTACTACAGAATTTTAAAGGCTTTTTACCTGGAGCTTGTTTCAGTTCTTTCCCACAGTTTTTGCAAAAGGTAAGGTCAATCTTTTTATTCCCTTTTCCAACGTAACCGCCTAGATTGTTTCTTCTACAAAAAGACTTAATTGTATTTATTGAGATGCCAAGAGCATCAGCAATTTTTGAATAACTGAGTCCTAGTTGTCTAAATTCTATAATCTTTTCTTTTTGTAATTCATTCATGGATTTACCTCCCTCTGAGAGGCAAAAGAAAAACCCCTCACTATCTAAAGGACAGTGAGGGGGAAAATCCGTAGTAAAAATTTAATTATTCAGTTTTTATAAAGGCATCAGTAAAACCTGCAGCCTTAACCTTTTTTAGCATAGCATCTGCATTAGCTTTAACAGCAAATGCTCCTACTTGAACTCTATATAGTTTAGTAGGGGAGGATGATGGGGGAGATGCAGGTGTCTTTTTTGAATCATTTTTGCAACATAGTGTTGCCTTAACATCTGCCCTAAAAGTATCCATACTTTTACCGTGCTTTGGAAACCAATTTCTAGGGTCGCTGTGGTTACTGGCTATTCCTTTTTGATGTCCTTCATAGTGTCCAATGATATCTTTTTCAGTAAGATTATAGAGCTTGCAAAGATACACACATAGTTCGACAGCTTCTTTATAAACCTTATTAAAATAGGTAGCATCAGTATGATTATCTTCACAGATTTCAAAACCTATATGCGTATTGTTAGCATCACCACCTGCATGCCACCCCCTATGGTCCCAAGGCAGGGTTTGATAAGTGGCGATAGACCCATCTTTAAGTTTCCCAATAAAAGCATGAACGCAGACTTGCCTACCATCTGGTCTATCTTGATTCCAATGATTATTATATTGGTTTTTACCAAGGAGTCCATCATCTGGACCCACATACCTTCTAAGATTAGGATTGTTTGCACCAGTTGAATGGACCATAATTCCTTTAGGCTTAATCTTTCTTCCAGCTTTATAACAAGCATTATTAGTAAAAATAAGTTTTCTTAAATTCATTAATTGTTTCCCCCTTTATTGTGTAGCTGAGCTAAGACATCCTTTAATTTCTCTGGTATTGGAAGTCCAAGTCTTGACGAATTTTCAAGCATGGAAACTCCCTCATTAGAGCAGTAGAAAAAGATAATAGCAGTCCTAAGCACATTTCCGTCCCCGATAAGGTTTGTATCGATGATATGGCCAATCCCAACTAAAACAAAGATGAGCACCTTCTTAAATATCCCTCTAAATCCAACTTCGCTGGATAGAGTTTTATCTACAATGGCACACATAACCCCAGTGATATAATCAGCCACCATCAAAGCAACTAAAGCATATAAAAACCCATCAAAACCTCCGAGAAACCAACCTAAAAAGCCACCTAGGGCTGTGAGAGCAACTTGTACCCAGTTCCATATTTCCTTCATGTGTACTACCTCCTCAGTTTTATTTTGTATATAGAAAAGGAGCATCTGCAGAACTTGCAAATACTCCTAAATAGATATTTATTGTTATATTTGTTTAGGGAGTGCCTCCCAAATCCTCATATCCTCTTGACCTAAAGACCAGATGGCAATTCCTCTAAGCTTCCACCTATAAGCAGCTTCGTTTGACCAGTAAACAAGACTATCTACATCTTGATAATATAGAATAGAAAAGCCATCGGCATCTCCTAAAAACAATCTGGAAAGCCAGATGTTTATATCCTTTGGAATAATCTTAACCGTATAATCATTTCCACAGCTAAGAGGTAAAAGATCTGAATGGAAGAAGTCGTAGTCCATAGAAATATCTTCACTTCTCGTGGCAGATTCTTCTACATCGTTATTAACAGTAAAAACTTGAAACTCATTATCCCAAGTTACACCAGTTCTATTAAGTCTTCCATACTCAGTTTTACTCCCATCTGGAAATACCACATCAAATCTTTCATATGGCTCATAAGTCCATGAATCGCCCATCCTCAATAGTTCAGACAGAATTCGACCATCAGAGCGAATACCAGCATAACCTCCTGTAAAACCACTAAGATTTGCTGTGAAACGAAGGATATTACTTGCTCCTGAATAAACTCTAACTCTATTAGCTCGTATCCTCATTTCAATGGTATACATCCTTGGGCTAGAGCGAAGTTCTGATGTTGGCGTTTTTGCTATTTCCGTATTATAACTAGCAAGTAGTGATGTTCCTTTATATAGCTCGATTCGCTGAGTATTATAATTTAAGCAACAGAAAACATCACCATAAAAAATACCTGCCCTGCCACTAGATTCTTCAGTAAAAGCTATTCTAGCTCTTAGGTGGATATCAGAGAAGTTAGTGTAATTCCATGCAAGTTGTCCATAACCGTCAAGCTGAGAATATGGCCTGTTTGAAGTATCATTAGGGTTTTTCCATACATTCCACTCACCACTTAATGTTTTCCAATAGCTAGGAAGGAGTGGATTAGGATCTCTAAAATCTTCATACCAAACAAGTGCTGAATCTGGTTTTCTTCGAAGAACTTCTGTTGTTAATCTAAACCCTCTATCTGGCTCAGCCATTACACCATTAACGTCCTTAAACTTTCTAGGTGATAAGGTAAACTCAGC